CCTTGTTTCGTTTATTGCCAAGGGGCTCCACCCCCTCCGGCGGCCTCACAATTAGTGTAGGAGGATCCACATTGTGTCCGGGTGTCCTTGTTTCGTGTACCAGTGACAAAATTAACCGTTCAATCGGTATCGATCCGCAACTCATCCGGCATGGGTACAATCGCATGATCTTTACTCAAGATAATGCGCGATGCCAGTTCGCGTGCGTCCTCTAGACCAAAAGTATAACCGTATGCATCCATTAAGAACTCTCTGGTGTTGTCCTCAGAGATAAGGGTAGGTTCACGCTTAATGGCCTCCATTAAGTCAGTAAGTTCAACGCCGGATGTGCGCGTGAACCAACTTACTTCACTCACAGAAACACGTGCCCGATCGTCTTCGCTCATGAAGCGCGACAGAAACATGTCCCTGAAAATGGGAAAATGCCTGAACTCATATGCATACGACAACGCTTTCCCTGCCATATAAGCAGAATCCGATACTCCAGCCTGTTGACTCACCCTCACATTAAACCTAGCGAGGGCTTTCCCCAATTTGGGCATCATGCACGGTCGTGTGGCGGTATGATAACATACACGGCGGCTGATGATTGTCGCAGCCGCCATATTATCAGGGATGGTGCCAGTGAGCACCATTTTATAATCGCCAATGAACCGTGACCAATGATCACAATCAACAGCTTTCTTCAAGCGACCAAGATAATCGTCGCCCAAAATTATGCACTTCCCGGAATTGGAAGTCTCCATCGCGTAATCCACCTCCATAGTGAGGTTGTACGTGGAATTGCGGATGGTTGTGATTGTTGTTCCCGTAGGGAGTTGGTTGGATAAGTCGGCCTTGTGACCGAAAGCGTCGTTCTTCACTCGGAAATCGATAGCGCCGAGGAAGAGTTTTCTGAGCCACATTGGGGCTCGCAACTTAAACAGCCAGTCATCGAACAAAGTCGTGACCGACCGCCTCTGCCTAAGGTCGTTAGCAGAGAAGTCGCCTTCAGCGATATGCGGATAAGCTGGATCGTCAAGGAACTCGGCAAGCGCGACGTCGTCACACTTGTAAGCGAGTTTACACTTCAAAGGGCCTATTCTCTGCCCTTCCAAGAGTTCCACCAGACGCTCCGTCATGACCATCACTGCGGGGCCAGTGACGGCATTGAACTCATCCGTCGAAGCATATATGAGCCGGGGCGCAGCCTTGGCATCATACCGTTTCAACAGACACTCCAATTTGACGGAGAGCTTTTTCTCGTTCAAAGACCTGCTGCAGACACTGCAGCCAAGGCAAGATGTGCGTTCCCACGCTGACACCATCCTTGTTTGTTTCTGAGGAGAAAATTTGGCCAACCAGCGAGCTCTGTCAAGCTCATTCTCCTCATACTCAGGCCATGAGTATGAAGAGGTATCCACATCCGCGATGATCTTTCTAGCTCGCAATAAGGATGCGGGCTCGATGTCGTCCTCAGTCGGTGGTTGCCGATTGCTGCGTTTGTCAAACGCTGCAAGGTAACTCCCAAAGTCATTGGTCGTGACTATGGGGATGGCTCCCTCCAACAGGGGTCCGCATTGGTTGATTGGGTTCTGTGGTTCTTTATCGCGACCAGGTTGGTCGACGGCCCACGTCTGGGGGACCGCCTCCACATAGTCGCGCACAGGAATCAACGTCAAGCGCCCTTGGGGATCGTGAACGTCGTCAAAATCATCACCATGGTGCCGTAGCACAGGTACATCTGCACCTGACTCCAACGGGGACCTCGCTGCACGAACGCGATGGGGCTTGAACTTAGCTCTCTCATCATTTTGGAAACGTTCGGCCCGCTTGGTATTCCCGGGGTCCATGGGAAAAGAAATAAGATGTTTATTTTCTGGGTTTGGTTGAGTTAGTTGTATTGGTTAAAGATAAGACGGCCTTTAGCACTATT